AGCAGAAGCCGGCATACGAGATGTGCGGACGTGACTGGAGTTCAGACGTGTGCTCTTCCGATCTGTTGACGATCGAGCGCCACTCCATGGCCCCGCCGCTGACGATCCTGGCGGCGATGTCGTTGTACCGGAACGCGATCGCGCCGTCGGGTGCGTCCTCCGGCAGGGTGGAGGTGTTGCCGTAGAGGGTGACCGGGCTGGACAACGTCCGCAGATGCGTGATCATCGAGTTGGTGACGGCGACGTTGCCGAGCCGAGTGACTCGGGCGATGGAGCACTCCCATACACCTGCTGGGTTGCGGGTGAGCGCGGGCTCCACGGCACCGCTGGTCGCCGGTGCGCCTGGGATCACGACCAGCCGAACCCGGTCAGCTTCAAGCGCCTCGCTGGCGTCGTAGCGCAGCACGATCAGGTCGATGCGGGTCTGCCCAGCAGATGGCGCAGAGCCCACCGCTGCGACGTCGAGGGTGAGTGGGGCGTCGAGGATGTAGTGCGCGCCCTGGATCACGGCCTCACCGGCTGAGACGGTGACCTCGGTGCTGCTGCCGGTTGCACTCACCCGCAGGCATGTGGAGGTGGTGTCGTTGATGACGCCGTCGGCGTCCACACCGCGGCGGAAGGCCCGCCACGACGAATCGTCGACCGTGCCCCCGGTCCATGGGCTGCTCTGCTCAGCCATGCCGCCTCCCTCTCACGTGGTGCGCATCTGACGGAGGGCCCGCGCCATGCGCCGCAGGGCGGTCGCCATGACCCGCTGGGGGGATTGCCCGGACCACCCGACCATCGGCGTGACCTTGGGCCCCTCGTCGGCGGACTGGGACAGATGGACCTCGCGGAGCACGTCGTCCACCTGCACACCTGGCAAGGTCTCGACCCGGACGAGGTCGCCGACGAGGAGGTTCTTGCCGTAGGTGAGCGCAGCGGTCTCGGCGATGGAGAGGCTGAACCCGGAGGTGGCCGCGGCCTCGGCCAGCGCCTCGTCGCCCTTGGCGTTCAACTCCGTCGGGTCGGCGGCGTCGGTTGCGTCGGCGAACGCCTCCAGCGCGACCCCCCAGGCCGTCTCCGCTGTGGTGTCCACTCGGGCCGCGAGGACCCTCGCTGTGCCGTCTCCGGGTCCACCAGCGACCACCCGCGTGGCTGTCGGCGCGGAGACCTCCCAGGACCACTCGGTGAGCGCACCGTTGGCCTCCGACAGCACGCGGGTGGTGCGGTCGGTGGGCGTGTAGCAGTCAAGGACGTACCCGGCGCCGTCTCGGTACAGGGTCACGCCGATCCCCCCGAGGTCGGCGAGCCGCTCAACCTCCTCCGACAGCAGCGCGAAGCGGACTTTCGTCGTGACCGTGGAGCCGCGTTCGAGGTCCGTTCCGATGGTCACCGGCACCCCGAGCCGGTCGGCGAGGTTGGCCTGCACGAGGGCCTTGATGACCGACTCAGCGGGGCCGTCGTCCTCGTAGTAGGCGCTGGTCTGAGCGGTGATGGCCGCCCCGGGGACCGGCCAGCACAGCACATCGAGGATCGACCAGTCGCCGGTGACGTACGCCTCGACCCGCCTCTGGTCCTCGGGCTTCCGGAACCCGTTCACCCGGCCCGTGAACAGCACGGGAACGGCCAACTCAGGCGACTGGTAGGTGAGGTGGACCCGGGTGCCCGGGGTCGTCAGCTCGGCGATCCTGGTGTGCCCCAGGGGGACCGCGACCGTGGCGTTGGCGCGTCGGTTGAACCGCGGCGTGACGTTCAGCCAGTCGTAGTCGTTCGCCCACCCGAGCCGGCCCCCCGCCGGGTCGAACAACTCGACGTTGAACCGGGTCGTCACCAGGCTCTCCGGTACAGCGGGGTGAGGGACGCGGCGACGGCGGAGCCAGCGCCTGCACCGGTGACCGTGAGGTCAAGAGGCACCGACTGCCCGGCCGGGACCGGCGCCCAGTCGGCGGCGGTGATGTCGGCCACCCTGTCGGCTCCGGTGGAGTCGACGACGGTCTGCTGATCAGGGCGGGTGTCGATGACGACGCTCTCCCCGGCCAGCAGGGTGATGTCGGCGTCGACCGTCTTCCCATCGACCCCCACGCTGAAGTCGGTGCACGGGCCGGTGATGGTCCACACCGGCCAGGTGGGCACGTCCCCGGGGTTGGTGATGTTCGCGGAGTCGATGGTCCGAGACCGGGAGATGAAGAAGATCCCGGCCCCGGCGTCGATGAAGAACGGGGACGGCGCCTCGTTGGTGAAGGAGCGGACGACCGGATCGCCCTCCCAGTACGGCTGGCCAGCCTCGAAGGTGATCGCGTAGACAGCCTCACCGGTGAGAGTCGGGTCCCGCGGGAGGTCATCGGAAGCCTCGACCAGGCGCAGGGACAGCCGGCGTGTCTGCCCGAGCGCCGTGACGGCCCACACCCCCGGGTCGTCGACCGAGATGGAGTGCCACCAGGACCTGTCGACGTTCACCCAGTCCTGGGTCCCGGCACGGGAGTGCACGGCCACGATCCACCACACATCGCGTGCCGCCGTGCGCGAGCCGCGGTACCGAGAGCCGGCCAGCCCTGCCGGGGCGGACGTGTACCGCTCCCATCCCGGCAGGTGCAGGCCTCGGACGGCTTCGAGGGATACCTGCGAGGCCGTGTCGAGTAGCTGCCACACGGACCCGTCAGGGCCCGTCCAGGTCATCTCGACACCGCGCCAGTCGGCCGGCGCAGATACCCCAGGTCCGAGAAGCTCACCGGCGAGGATGGGCATGAGGCGTCACCCCACTCCAGCCAGGTCGAACTGCATCAGCGCGTCACGCCAGCGGCGGTCCAGCCGGCGGGCCGCTTCCTCTTCGTCCCAGGCCCAGACGTTCTCCACCTGCATCAGCGGCGCCGAGCGGGCGGCGGCCGGCGCGGACGACATGTTGGGGCTGACGTTCACCGCGGAGCCCATGGCACCGGAGACGACCTTGGCGTGCCGCGTGATGCCCTCGGCCACCCCCAGCGCCAGCCACTTGCCGACTGAATCCCGCATGACCAGCGACGGCGACTTGATCTTCAAGGCGCGGCGCAACTCCCGAACCATCTGGTTCGCGACCGCCTTCATGGCGTTGGTCAGCTCGCTCTGTCGCGCACTGAGTCCTTCGATCAGCCCTTCGGCGGCGTCGATACCCGCCTCGTACATGACCCTGGACGCGTCGCCGCCGACCGCTCCACCTATCCGGGAAAGGTTCCGCTGCAGGCTGTTGATCTGCTTGATGGCACCCTTGCCGCCAGCGAGGATCGCGTTCGCGGTCTCCAACCCCACCTGGGGGCCTGCTTCGACGACCTGCCCGAGCGAAGTGGCGTTGAGGCCAGCCTTGCGGAGTTTCTCCAGTGCGGTGCGGAACTGGGTCGCCGTGATGACGGCCTTCTTCAGGTTGTCGACGATCGCCTTCGAGGACATGAACCCGGCTTGGCCGCCGGTCACGTTGCCCATCTGGACGATCGTGTTGGCCACCTCGTCGGCGGACTTGACGGCCTCCTTCTTCAGGTCCGCGAGCCGCTTCTGCGCGTCCTTCAACAGCGTCGTGATCTCGTCGCGGCGCACCGCCAGGGCCAGGATGTGCTGGCGCGACGCCTTCGCGATCCCCGTGGCCAGCCGACTGCCGGTCTTCATCGCCTTGTTCAGGACCGACTTCATGGTGGAGTCGATCTGCGACGCCGACCGCTTGATGCCGACCGCGATGCCGAGGGAGATGTACCGCCCGATCTCATCCCGAGCGACCTTCGAGGGCGACCCGATGTGCAGAGCCCGCTTCGCGGCACTGACCGCGCCCTTAACCACATCGCTTGCGGCCGTGGCCACCTCGCCAGCTGCATCCCGGATCCCGCTGATCAAACCGCGGATCATGTACCGGCCAACATCAACCAAGGCGGACCCGATCCCCCGGAAGACGTTCATGATCCGCGCGGGGAGGTGCACGAGGATGGACATGATCCCGTTGAAGCCGAGCTGGAAGATCGACCGCACACTCCCCCAGCCCGTGCGGGCGATGGCCACGATGCCGCGGATACCCGCGTTGAACAGGCTGCGCGCCGCTGTCCACAAGCCCCGGACGACGGCGACGATCGCCCGCCCACCCGCGTTGAACAGGCCGTTGATGCCCCGCCATGCGCTACGGCACAGGGTGAGGACGCCGTTCCAGCCGCCCGTGAAGATGCCCCGGATGGCGGTCCACCCGACGCGGAATAGGCGGAGGATGCCGAGGTTCCAGATGACCCGGACGAGCCCAAGGATGGCCGTCCAGGCACCAGAAGCGATCTGTCTGATCCCCTGCCACAGCCGGTCCCAGTCACCTGTCAGCAGGAAGTTCAGTACATTGAACAACCCGGCAATGATCTTGAAGGCGCCCTTGATGACCTCGATGACGCCCTTCAGGGCACCTACCAGCGCGGTGCCGAAGACCTCCAGCAGGAACTTCGCGACTGGCCGGACGGCGACCAGGAAGGCGGAGAGGGCGGGCGCGACGTCGTCACGGATGATCGTGCCGATCTGGGCGAGCCCAGGACCCAGAGTCGTACCGATCTTGGTGACGATGTCCTCGACGACCGGCGCCAGAGTGGAGGCCAGGCTCTTGACCGCCGGGAGCACCGTCAGGAAGGCGGAGGAGACCTTCTCCCCGAAGGACAGCAGCCCAGGCCCGACCAGTGACGCGAACTTGCCGGCCAGCGGGGTGAGCCACTGAACGACGCTGTTGGCCACGCTGCGGACGGCGATGACCACCTGGGTGAGGCTCAGGAGGAACGGCTCGACACTGGAGCTACCCAGGCGGAAGGACTTGGCGAACTCGTTGACCTTGCTGACCCCGGTCGACAGGGCATTGAAGATCATGACGAGCTGGTCGCCGAGCCACCCGAAGGCGACCCTGGCGGCTGGCTCCACCTGGAGCAGGAAGCCGGTCATCGCACCGAGGACCCGCCCGACACCGTTCAGCGTGGCGATGAGGTCCCGCATCGCCTTGGTGATGGTCTGCTCCAGCTGGCCGGTCTTGGAGACCCGGTCGATCCACGCTGAGAACCGGAGGATGAGCCCAGTCAGGTAGGCGCTCAGCAGCCGGAACCCGGGCAGCGCAGCCACGGTGATCTGGAGCATCGCTCGTGCGAGCGGCTGGACGGCGATGCCGAAGTTGCGGATGGACAGGGCGATGGCGTCGAGGACCTGGCGGGTCCCTTCGAGCGCCTCGGTGGTGGAGGCGAACTCCAGGAGATCCCGGAGCACCCCGTTCATGGCCCGAGCGATGTCGGTGAACCCGGCCTTGAAGATCGGCGCGATCTTCGTGGCCAGGGTCCTCGCCAGCGGCTGGATCCCCTGCGACAGGACGTTGCCGATCTCGTCCTTGAGGTCGGTGAAGACCTTCTTCAGGGGGGCGAACGCCTTGCCCAGTTTCTCCCCGCCCAGGGCCACGACGGCGACCCCCGCGGCGATCCCGGCGAGGATCGGAAGCGCGGCAGCCAGGGCCGGTAGGAGCGCGAGGGCTCCGGCCGCTGCAAGCACGATCGGAGGGCCGAGCAGGACGACGTAGGCACCGGCTCTGGCCGCGAGGAACCCGATCTGGCCCATGAGGTCGTTGAGTTGGGTCAGCTTCGACAGGCTGAGCTTCCGCAACTGGTGCGCGATCGTGTCGAGACCGTCGAGGCCGAGGTTCAGGTTCAGCCGGCCGTGCCTGTCGACGTCCTTCTTCACCTTGTCGGTGGCGCGGTCGAGCTGCTTGCCCAGTCCGTCGGTGTCGACGTGGGTCTTGATCTCGACCCGATCCTTGGCGGCCTGCGAGACCAGCGTCTTCACCTGGGCGATCTGCCGAGGGACGTCCTTCAGGTCGAGGTCGACAGGGATCTCGACCTTCAGCTGGTGCTCGACCCGCTGCAGGTACCGGCCGAGGGCACGACCGAAGTGGCTCGTGTTCGGGAGGACGCGGATGCTGACCCGCCCGACTTCCTTCCCGCCGGGACCCGCCACGCCCTCACCGCCTCTCTACCGCTGGCGCCTCCGGCTCGGCAGGAGCGCGCTCAGCGAGGTCCCGCGCCGCTTGGGCTGGGACGCGCCGGGCCGCCACGCCGGGGTTGGGGCGGGGAACTTCTTTGCGCCTGCGGCGCGGGCGGTGACCGTGGTGTTGACCTGCACCGCGTCGAGCAGGGCGGCGAGCAGGTATGCGACGACCCCCCAGTCGCGGTGCTCCCGGCTGCCGAGGTTGGCGGCGGCGAACGCGCCGTCCATCGGCAGCTGTCCGATCAGGGCGATCCACCAGCGGGGGCTGGACTGGGGGGTGTCTGAGCAGAGGTCAGCGACGACGTCTGCGAGGGAGATGCTCAGGTAGCGCTGGAGGTCGAAGGCCAGCTCGGCGCCGTGATCGTCGATCAGCTGGCCGAGCCCGAGGCTTCCCCCACCTGGGCACCCTCGGTCCACTTGTTGACGATCTCCATGAGCACCAGTTCGTCGTCGCCGACGGCCCTGAGTAGGGCGTTCGCGTCAGCCTTGTTCGCCGCCGCGATCTTGAGGATGTCCCGCAGGGCGCCCAGGACCTGTTCGAGGTCCTCCTCGGTCTCCGCCTCAGCGTTGACGCTGCCCTGCAGCTTCACCAGACGTGCACGGTCTTCCTTCGACAGCCGAAGGGGTTGGCGGAGCGTGCAGGTCTTGCCGTCCCCGAAGGGGATGGTGAGCGGCTCGTACTTGCGCTCGACAGCCTCGCGGATCTCGTCGAGAGTCATCGTTGGCATGGGGTCCTCCGGCGTGGCGGCGTGGCGTTGGCGTGGAGGACCCCGGGACGGCGCGCCACGCCTTCGTCACCGACCCGGGGTCGTCAGGAGGGGTCAGGACACGGCGCCGAGTCGGTCCGCAATCCAGATCATCTTCGCGGTGGAGCCGCTCTTGAGCGGGGTGAACCGGAGCGGCCACTTGGTGAAGTCGTCGGTGGCGAACTCGGGGGCGTCCTCGCGCCGGATGGAGCACTTGGCGATGTAGAGCGCCACCGGGACC